TCTTTTGTTCCTTCTTTTATTCCGTCCCAATCAAATTTCAATGCTTTTTCAATAACTTTAGCAACTGCTCCGAATTGAGCAATCCACATTGTTATCAAATTGCGTACAATATCTTTCATATTCTCGAATGAGAATTTAGCAGTCGCCCAAAGATTTTTTAAATTCATTATTATTAATTGAATCCCTGCTCTGAAAATCATTGATTCATTGTATAAGTCGATAAAGTAATTTATTATATCAACCAAAGTCTTTTTAATTGGCTCCCAATTTTGATATATCAAATACCCGATTCCAACAAGTGTTGCGATTGCAGCAATCACAGGAAGACCAATGGTAGATATTGCTGTAAATATACCACCTATAATAGTTAATGCAGGACCTATTGCGCCAGCTACTCCACTCAATGCTAATACGGTTTTTTTAGCTGATCCTGAAAGATTATTAAATCCAGATACTAACTTCGAAACGAAAGCTACAACTTTAGAAACAATAGGTAATAACATTGCTCCTAATTCAATCGCAGTATTTTTTAGTTCTTCAAAGGCTTGTTTCAATTGAAATCCCGCAGTCTTCGAAGCAATCTCGAATCCTTCGTTTACATTACCTTGACTCTTATTCATTCCGTCAAGAACATTTTTATATGTTTCAGCTTGAGCACCCATCGTACCAAATGCAGCTTTTACTGCTCTGGTCGATCCAAAGACTTTAACAAGCATTTCATTATTGCCTTCAAGCTCTGTAAATAGATGTTGAAAAGTACCCATTAAAGATTCAGACATCATTCCTTGTAAATCGTCATACGACATATTTAACGACTTTAATATCGCTTTTTGCTCGGCACCTGGTGTTAGCATTTTCATCATTGCAGAATTAACTGCTGTTAATGATCCTTTAGCATCTCCACTTAATTTAGATAAGGTTGCTGTTGCGGCACCTAATTCTTCAAAAGATACTCCTGCGGCTACAGCAGTCGGTATAACTTGGCCAACTGAAGACATGAATTCAGATGCTTCGAATTTACCTTGTTTTAATGTTTCATGTAATAAATCTCCAGCTTGTTGTGCGGTCATGTTAGAGTCAGCATAACCCGTCATAATTGATGTTAATGCATTTGAAATATCTTGCATTTCGCCCATTCCCATTGCAGCACCTTTTGCTGATATTTGTAAAGCATCAAGTGCTTCTTGCCCTTTGAATCCCGCTGATGTAATAAAGAACAAACCCTCTGCTAGTTCTTTTTGACCCGTCGCTGTTGTTGATGAAATACTTCTGATTGCTGATTCATAACCTTTTACTTCTTGAGCAGTAGCACCAACAAGTGTTTGTATCTTAGTTAATGACGATTGAAAATCGACTGCCATTTTAACAGATGCGGCACCAGCAAGGCCTAACGGCATTGTAATATTACGAGTCATTGTTCTTCCCGTCTGGCTCATGGATTTACCTAATCTACCAAGAGTCGCATTAATACGTTTTATACCTTTTTGAAACGCTGTATCGTTAATCCCAACGAAAATATTTATTCCTTTTTTAGCCATTTTTTTCGGTCTTTTTCTCGTTTTTCAATTTGCTATATTTTGCTCTTTTTAGCTTGTTTAAGCGATTTTCTATGTTCTCTAATATATTACCATTAAAACTTTGAGTTCTTTTATTAGGATTAAATCCCTTGATAAGAACTTTGCACTATTTATTACCATTTGTTTTTGCTAATAATTCCGATAAACTCACTTCTTTTTTCTCTTTCTTTTTATTTTTTTGCTCGATTTTTTTCATCTTCATATCAAATAACAATGCGTCTTTTCTTGCTTGTTCTAAGTCAATTTGCTTCTTTGTTTTATCAATCGGCAAAGTCATAACTTCTTGCGGAGTTATATTTTTACCTTTTTTCAAATGCGGTTTCAATACATAACAAGCTAATACTCTTGTCTTGTTCCAATCATGTATTTGTTGATCTCTTATAGCATCAACATAACCTCTTTGTTTTAAAATGTATTCACGCATGGTCATATCCCAAAAATCATCAGGGCGTAAATTCATTCTTCCATAAGCATAAGATTCAAATTCGTCCCAGCTTATTTTTTGTTTTTCAAGGGTTTTACTTCCCTCGATTCCTTTCCCTCTGGCTCAGTATTATACTGATCGCCGAATACTTTCATTGCTCTTTCAAGAACTGATTGGTCTTCATCTAAGAAGTCAGCAATGTCTTCGACTGAATAAATATACTCTTGACCTGCTTTACGATGTCCATCAATGAATCCAGCTTGAATTAATTGAAGGGCATCTTCCAAAGACATATCCGATCCTAAATATTGTAAATCATTAAGAGTCTTGTTTGTTGCTTTTGTAAAGAGTCTAAGAGAATTCATTCCGAACCTGATAGGTAGTTCTTTTTTCTTTCCGTTTTCTGTTATAGTTAATAATTCAAACATATTTAATTTTTTTGTTGATTAATAAAATATTGAATGGAGGTGATCCGAAGATCAACCCCCAATCAACAGTGTCTTACGATGTTGTTACCGTACCACTCATTTCAAATGTAGCCGAAAAAGTAGATGAATCTTCAACTCCTGAATCTACTGATAAAGAAGTACAATATCCTGATCCCTGGTAGAACTGATCTGCTCCATCAGGTGTAGCAAATTTTACCGTTAAAACGGTTCTTGCTACCCATGCAGCAAATAATTCTTCAAATCCTTGTGTCGCATCTAATGCAGTCATTCCTTCAGCTTCAATTGTCCATGATCTTTGCCCTTCTAAAATTGCTCGATATCCAGCTGAATCTTTTGTGCTTGCATCTCTTGTCTCCATTGAGAAAGAAATATTAGCAGACGTTGAATGTGTGATAAGCGTTCCGCCTATATAAACACCCAATGCCGTTCCGTTAATAATACCCGTTGTTGCCATTTTCTAAAATTTATTAATATTAATATTTAAGTTTACTTGTGATTATCCTTTACGAACAATCGACTCTTTTTTTACTTCAGTCTTTTTTTCGACCAAAGATTTTTTTACTTCTCCGAATAAACCTCTCTTTTTTAATTCTTCATAAAGAGCTTCGTCTATTGAGATAATCGTTCCAGCAGGAACGGTTTTATACATTCCTCTTTCCCAATCTTTTTTTAATTCAATTTTTTTCATAATTATAATATTTTTTGTCTGATGTTAAAATCTAAATAAGCTACCCATAAGCTGTTGTCATTGTTTTCGATAAAATCTTGTCTCGAGTCTTTTAATGACATTGCTTGAAGATATACCGTATCATCACCAATAGTGATTGTTGTTTCTTGTTTATAATCTAAAGTATCTCGAACCACTTCCATTCCATTAATCATTTCATTGTAAGTCTCATGAAATAAAGCAATCTGGCAATCGTAAACATCCAGCTTCGATTTTCCTTGTGCCGCATTTCCTTTTGTATTTGTTGGCTCGATATTTGTAATCGTGTAAACAACTGCTGGATAGGTTGTTGTATTCGTATTAAAAGTAATCGGAAATATTCGAGTTGAATATATATCAGTAACATCAGAATCCGTTCCTAAGATTCTGTATATTGCCATTCCTATATTTCCCCACTTTGTCATAATTTAAAGCTCCCTCCTAAACCTGTTTTTTTTATTCTCGCTTCAAGATGTTTTTCAATACTTCTTTTTAATATAGCCATTGACTGAGGACCACCTTGGTTAACTGCTTTCGGTAATAATCCTAAACCTCTTTTTAAAGTTTTATTTTGTCCCCAAGGCCTGAATCCATATTCTAAAAAGTAAAAATAGTAGCCACTGAATTTATCGTACCATTTTTGTTGAGTCTCTGGATCTTTGTATTTTTTAGTTTTTGGTGCTTTTATTTTAGGTCCGATATAAGCTGAAGGCCTTTTGTATTTATCTAATCTTTTTGCTCTAAATATTTTAATACTTCTGTTTAGTCTTCCAGAATCTTTGGCTTCAGTTTTAATGAAACTTTTTAAAGCTTTCTTCATTGGCTTTGAAGCATCTTTCATTCCTCTCCATATAGCAGTCTGAGTCTTGCTATCATAAGGAAATAATTTACTTAATGCTTTCCTTGTAGAAGTCAAGGCTTTTTGATCTATTTTAAGTAATGGATTAGACATTTCTTGACTGATCTGTTTTAACACTTAGTATCATTCCTTCTTCACGACCTACCTCTTGTATTCCTTCAATTTGATATTTTGTAGTATCTCCTGACAAAATAAAATATCTCCCCATTTTTAAAGTCGTAGCATCGTATCGACTCATGAATTCATAAGTCTTTTGTTCAACTGGATATGCAGCACCGATCATTTCGGCTTCAACTTTTTTATCAATTCTTCTAACCCATGCATAACCAGCGATAGTATCTCCTGTTAATGTTGTTGATCCATATATATCTACTCCAGCTGTTCTGGAATAAATTGTTGCTTTTCTGTCGAGTTTTCCAATATTCATTACGAAAGTACGATTCGATGAGGATTTAATAAATGCTCTGAAGCTTTTGGCATATCATAAGGTTTACCAGATCCAACAACCACGTCTTGACGATTTTCGTAAAGATGGCCGATCGTCATTAAAATTGCTTGATGAATTGCTTTAGGTAATTGATAAGCTGATGCAGGACCTGCGTTAGTCATATTTATTTCAACAGCTTTCCCCTCTGTATGATTAGATGAAACAGATGGCCAATCGCTTCCGTCTTTTAAAATTATTCTACCAGGTCGATGTATGTTATCAACAGAATAATTACTCGCACTAAATGTTGTTACAGCATCGTCTGATTCTTGTCGGTATTTGACAATTACGGTTCCACAATTGTAAACGCCGTGAATATATATAACATCTTTAGTAGGAAAATCATCTAAGTAATAAGAAATATTTGAATTCTTTGCTAATAAAAATCCGATATAAGATTCACAAATGGATCTTGCTACAGATATTAATGTTGTAATATATGTGTCGTCATCTGTATTTGTAATTCTAAGATGATCCTTGGCTTCTGACAAGGTTACAAGCTCAGTGATCGAATTATCTGACCTCTGTCTTAAAACTCCGTAAGAATTTATTTTTCCTGTATATAAGATGTTATTTATCATAATTTAAAAAAAGATTAAAGGAGGGTTTTTACACCCTCCCTAATCAATAAATATATTAAGCAATTAAAGTAGTATACTTAACAAAAGATGCTCCTGAAGCAACTCCCCAATCAACGTGATTGTTAACTACTAATCTCACTTCATTTTCTGCAGCTCGTGTGTATGGATCTACTAGTATAGAAGTCGGACCGAAGGTCGCAAAAAACACGCGACTGAAGTCTCCAAAGATACCATCACCACTTGCTCCAGCAGATTTTGCAGGACCAGAGCTAAACCAACCTGGATATCCAGCAAGTCTGTCATCTTGATATAATGGAGATACAGAACTTACCATTGCTTCATTCTTAATAGCAGAATAAAGTTCCCAAGAGTTTACGAATTGAAGATTTCCGTCAAGACCATGATCGTTAGCAATTGTTTGGATTGCTTCTAACATATCAGATGCAACAGAGCCTGATCCGAAAGTAGCTTCAACAAATGTCAATACACCTGAAGTAGCAGCAATACAGCCAGGAGCCGCAGTAACATTTGATGAAGCAAACATTGCAGCATCAATTTGTGTTGCAGCATTTCTTCCTAAATCTCTCATTACAGATGCTTCAGCAGCAGGTCCGTTTTGAATAAGTAACTGATTAGATATGTTCGCATATCCAGTCAATCTTTTTGGAGATAAAGTAAGTTTATCAAAGTTAGCACCTCCATCAGCTGCAGCAGCAACTTCAGTTTTCCACCCTACAGTAGATCCTCCTGCGATAGGAAGAACCGTATCAGCAGCAACCGTACCTAAGTTAGTAACGCCTACTCTTGTATATAAAGCTTCAGCTTGTAAAGAGTCAACATAAGCACCTACTGCTGTTGGAGCAATAGCACTATTTGTTTGGTCAATAGCTCTTTTCTCTGTCATCATTGTTGGTATACCAATACCTTGTAATGATTTACGAGCTTCTTTTTCTGCTTCTTGATGCATTTCAGCTTCAAGTCCAGTCAATGGTTTTCCGTTACGGATTTCGTTAATCGCTTTAAACAAAGACCAATTTCTTGAAACCTTTTCAGTTTCAGAAACAGCTGGTGCTTGTTTTACTTTTGCTTTTTGCATATCTTCCCATTTCTGAGAACGTTTAGCTTCCACTTCTAAAGCGTCAGCTTTTTCGCTTAATGAATCAAAATTTGTCGTTTCGTCTTCAGTAAGATCACGTTCTTCAGTCTTTGCTAAAGCAACGATCTCTTCCATTTTTTCTAAAACTTCAGCTCTCGATTCAAATAATGATTTTGATGTTTTCATTTTTGAATAATAATTAGTTAATTTTTAGATTTAATTTTCAATTTAAGTTCTGCAAGATTTCTGTTGATGAGGTCTTGCTCCTCTTTTTTATTTTCTTCTTTTTCTTTCTTTAAAGATTCTTTTAGTTTTTCAGCTCTTTCCTCTTCTTGCCATTTCTCCATGGATCGAATAGCAACAGATGCTTCTTCGTATGCTGGATAGGTGACTGCACTTACATCGTATAAACGATTTACTTTTTTAATCGTTCTTACGATATTATTGTTTTCGTCTTGGTCCCAATTATCATCTTCAACCGTGAAGGCAAAACTGGATTGCGTTATATCTCCTCTTTTAAGTGATACAGCCAAATCTCGTGCAGCTTGAGTATCTGGCAAATCCACTTCATATCTTAATCCAATAGAATCAACAGATAAATTTAAAGTGCCAGATATAGTTCTTCCAAAAATAAAATTTGGATCGTGATTTAATAAAAAACGAACATCATCTCCCGTTCTACCATCAAATGCATTCGACTCAATTCTTTCTGTAAACCCTCCTAAATCATTTGACGGGGTATTAAAAACAGCTCCATATCCCACTACCTTTTGGCCGTCTTCGTCTTGTCTTACTTCAAGGTCTTGTATATTGAAGTATCGTAATTCTTTATTCTTCATTTTGTATGTTATTTAGATTTTCAATGTCTGTAAAATTAAGTGGCACCAGGTGTTTATCTCCATCCACAATATCGTTTAAGTCTTCCATTTGCCTTACTTCATTGATGCTTAATACCCCCATTGATAATAGTTCTCTGTAGAATGTTGCTCGGCTTTGTGAATCTCCCCTTAGTAAACCTTCGACTTTTAGTTTAATATAGAATTGTCCTCTTTCAGATTCTCGAAATAGTTTTCGGTTTAATTCACTTTCGATGTTGACCAGGTAAGGTCTTAATGTATGTCTTACAAAATCAATACTTAATTGC